AACTAAATACGGTAAACACGTACAAGGTAAGGCAGTTGATATTTCGCCATATCCAATCGATTGGAATGCTAGGGATGACTTCCATTACCTCGGTGGTTTTGTGCTTGCTACGGCAGCTTCTATGGGCGTTAAGATACGTTGGGGAGGCGATTGGAATGCCAGTTCTTTGTATAAAGGTAAACGCACAACAAAAGACAACAAGTTTGATGATCTTGTGCATTTTGAATTGTTGGATTAAATGAAAAGAGCAATAGTAATACCCGATCAACATTTTCCTATACATGATGAAGAAGCAGTTAATGTAACTCTTCAGGCTATAGAATATGTAAAGCCAGAGATATTTATTAATCTTGGTGACGTAGGTGAATGGGATAGTGTATCTGCATGGAGATTCAAAGGCAAACGACTACCAAATCTTGAGCATCAGCTTATAGACGTAGATAAAGAGATTGAAGCTGTAAATGCTGGTATAGATATGTTTGATAAAGCGTTAGATAAAGTAAAGTGTGAGGAACGATATATTCTTGCAGGAAACCATGATGAATGGTTAGATCACTTTGTTAACAAGCATCCATATCTAAAAGGTTACAAGTTTAAAGATGCATGTAGGTGGATAGAACGTGGATACAAATACTATCCGTACAACAAGCCACTTAAACTAGGTAAGGTGAACTTTATACATGGTGCTTATGCTACAACCTATCATGCTAAAAAGCATCTAGAAGCCTATGGTTCAAACATAGTCTATGGACATACTCACGATATTCAGAGACACAGTTTAACCAAACTGGATTCTGGTACGATTGCAGCATGGTCTATGGGTTGTTTAAAAGATATGTCACCGGGTAAGAATAAATGGCTAAAAGGTAGATTGCATAACTGGAATCATTGTTTTGGTGTAGTAACCTTTTTTGATAGTCCTAAAGGCAATTTCCAAATAGAACAAATTGAGATTGTAAAAGGTCAATGTACATTATGGGGAAAACAGTTTAATGCCTAAAAAGATTGTTCAATTAAATGATTTTAGTGGTGGTCTAAATACAGAAAAAGACATTGCTGATATTGCATCTAATGAAGTAGGTGTAGCAGAAAATGTAATGTTTAATGTATATGGTAGCGTACAGCCAGCATATAGCATGAAACAAACTGCTAATAAAATATCTGGGTATCAAAATACAGACATACAATCTATAGAACCGGGTTATGGTTTAGGATATTTTGAAACAGATAGAACAAGAGATGCTGTAACGGTTGCAGTTACTTCTAGCATACAAGGACAGGTAGATATTACAGATGGATCTGTGTCAGGAACTCCTAATGGTTTTGTTGCTTTAAAACACAATACAGATAGTGAGTATAAAGAGTTAATGTATTATTCTTCTGGAAGTCAACAAAACCTAGCTAATAGTTTTCCTGTGGGTTCTAAAATAACGATAACAGGAGTAAGTTTTACTGGTTTGGTTATGACTGAGCAGGGTCAAGGCATATACGATGTTGTTCAACATAATGGAAATAACATTATACTTAATAGAAAAATAAAAATAACACCGGGAGAAGGCCCATCTATTAATGATCAAAATTTTTGGGGAGCTACAATAGTAGGTGGTAATTTTGGTGATCAATTAATTTTATTAGCAAATCCTTCTACCCATAAAATAGATGTGTTTTCTAAAGATGCAGCTAGCTGGAGCAATAATGTAATTACTTTGAGAGATCAAGGTGCACAAGGTCAAAACTCTAAAGTAATATTTTATAAAGGTGGAGACAACATACGTTGCATTGATACAGCAGATAATAGCGATTGCACTATAGAATGGTATGGATATATTCATCGAACACATTTTAAAGATTTAAGCAATAGTAAAACTTCAGCTTCTCAACATTTTAATGGTTATTATGCTAAAGATAATGATCTAGAAAAACCTAATGCAATAGCATTAACTACAGCTATTGTTGCTAATACAGATAGCATTGCCAATCACACTGACTATCCTTCTGTTTCAACTGACGGATTTAAACTACAAGTAAATACCGTTCAGCAATCTGGAGCTATACCAAAAGGAACCTTATTAGATCCAGACGGTAGCACTGCTACCTATGAATATGAATTTGCTCAAACATTTATATATGATGGTAATCAAGAAAGTTTACCAACAAAATATACAAACGCTCACAATACAGGAGACAATGATCTAAAACAGCTATCTATAAACGTTTCTGCAAAAGCACCTTACAATCAAAGAATATCTGGTGGAAGGATTTATGCAAGGCCAAAAAATAGCAACGAAGAATACATTATGGTTTTGGATATAGACTTAACCAAAGGTTGCAGAACAAAACTTTCTAATGATTATACAAAATGGCATGATGCAGGAAGTAATCAATATAATTGTCCTACTGCTACAGGATCAGGAGATTTTATTATAACAGAATTCGGATTACTTACTTATGAAGTGTTAAACGGATATTCTTCTAGTGTTTTTAGTAATTATATAGGAAGCGATGGAGAAACTTATAAAGATGTAGTGGTTGCAAATAATAGAGCATTTGTTTGCAATGTCACTATGGTAGATGAAAATACTGGTGTAGACAAAGATCAATCTTTTGATAGATCTGCGTTAAAAAGGTTTCCTGATAGAATTATGTATTCCATGCCTAATCGTTTTGACACATTTCCGTATCATAATTTTATTGAAGCTGCTGTAGCTGATGCAGATGTGTATATAGCATTAGAAGCATATGCAGATAGATTGCTGGCATATAAAACAAAAAGTTTAGACATAATTAATATATCAGGAGATGATCGTAACTGGTTTTTAGAAGACAGCAAAGAGTATCAAGGTGTATTGCATCGAGAGGCTGTAAAGAAAACACAATACGGTGTTATATGGGTCAATCAACATGGACTTCATTTATACAATGGTCAATCTATAACAAATTTAAAAGATAATAAAATAAGCGATAGTACGTGGTCAAGCCATGTAACAAGTAATTCTAGCATTATTTATGACGAACAAGAGTCAATGGCTTTTGTAGTAAAGAATATGGCTAGTGATGGCGATGCTTATATGGTGGATTTACGTAAAGGTAACTTTACATTAATAAAAGACTTTGTAAATGTTGCTAATGATGGAGTAACCAATTCTGTTGATACAGAATCTAATAATACGTTGATTGCAGCAGATACAGGATCTAGTACGGATATTTATCAATTTAATAGAGTAGTTATATCGGCAGTTGGTAAACTAACAACTAAAGCTATTGATTTTGGCAGTACACACCAAATAAAAAAGGTTTATGCTGTATATGTTACGTACAAATCAAATATAGATATAACTGATAGTTTTAGTCTACTTGAAGAAAATGGAACTACGCATGATTTAGGAGAAACGATTCCAGCTTCAAGTGCAAATTGGTCTACAATTAAACTGACACCACAAGCTCCTGTAGTATGTAATAAGCTATCAATAAAATTTGATGCAAGTGGTAGCTCTAAAGTATACATAAATGATATAGCTATAGAATATAGACTAATCTATAAAAAGGGTTCTTAGTGGATAGAGATTCAAGATTTATCAATAATAAAAAGCAAGATAAGATTCGTGTGGTTAATTCACAACCATCTGTACAATCAATGAGAGAAGGTGAAGAAGTATTATTCTTTACTAAAGACGGTAAACTTTCTAGATATAGAAAAGAGCGTGGTCAACTATGGAAATCAGAAATGCAAAAAGCAGGATAAGAGGGTATTATGTCAATACAGAATTTATTTTTAACACAACAAATGAGAGAAACAGAACGAAACTATCAAAATAGAATGGAAGATGAACAAAAAAGACGTGAACGAGGTGGATTGTTTAGTTCTATTGGAAGCGGCTTAGGTGGTATCGCAGGAGGTATTGGTGGAGGTTTATTGGGGGCAGCATTAGCTCCGTTTACTGGTGGGATGAGTTTGGCTTTAACTACTGCTGCTTTAACAGGATTAGGTGCTACTGCAGGTTCACTTGCAGGTTCTAGAGTAGGGTTAGAGCTAGGTGATGGTAAACGTTCTGATGCTTTAGATCTAGGTATGAATAGAAGTGCAATATCAGGTAGAGAGAAAGAATTTAGTGACAGTGTTAAAGATAGGTATAGACGTAATGTAAATGAGTTTCAAGATGCATTAAACAATAGAATATTATCTAGTGCTATTGATACAGGCATTAAAGCTGCAGCATTTAATTATGCTCAAAGTGCATTATCAGGAGCCGAAGGAGTTAAAGCAATCGGAGATG